CAGAAAATTCAAAAGCGGGTCGAATTGAATTTGATACCAAGAGACAACTTTGGGTTGTTTTTAATGGTGAAGAATGGGTTGAAGTCGATCTAAAGAAACATTACTGCAAATTTAAAAATGAATCACACGGATGATCGTATTAAAACTATTACGACAAGAATTTGCGATTTAATTTTTTTACTAAATGAATTAGAAAAAAAGAATCCTCGCAATTTATCAAAAGATGGAATTGAAGTTTATTTTCATTATCAATTAAGTCAACATCAAAAACTGAAAAAAGTTGAAAATTTGAATATCAACAAATATTAAGACTGCACATTTACAACTGAATTAGTTGTGTCAAGATGTGGTTGTTTTAATACCACTTTATGACCACAAACAAACCAAAACGCGTCCCGATTATGGCACAAATAGTGCATCAATTAAACCAAGTCAAACCAGAACATCTTACCATGACTGCATTTATCAACGATATACTTTATCGAACATCTAAGGGCTTGACTCCATGTGCTAACATGAAATTATCAAGCGAACAAAGTTCGCCCTTAATAAACAAACAAAAAAAGGAAAAGGGGGAAAAGAAGAAAGATACAGGCGCAGATAATTTCTCTAATATAGAATCTAATAATAAGGAAAAGAAAAAAATTGATTATTTTGCTTCTGCAAAGATTAAAAAAGAAATGGTTCCTGATGACTTACAAAGACATTCAGATTTAATTGTTGAATGGTGGGCGATAAGGTATAAGAAAAAAGCAACTTGCAGCTTAAAGGTCGCAAATCGCATTTTTGATAAGTTGAGGACGTTTACGCATGAAGAACAAATCAAGGCGTTAGAAATGGCAATAATTAGGGGCTACAAGGATATATTCAAACCAACAGATAATCCTTTTAAACGAAAAGAAGAACCAGTTGTAAATCATCCCGCGTCAAAAGTATTTAAAGCAAGCGAACAAAACTGGCCGAATTTAAGGGTTGTTGATCAACTTAAATATAACGATGACAAAAAAGAGGTTCAAAAATGAATTTAATCCCAAGCCCATCAAATAAAGTAAGTATCTTTATTGAACGCGAAGATTTTGGTTTACCTATACCAAGATTTTCAATTGCTTATAAAAATGATGGCGATTCGCAAGTTCACGGAACTATAGCTGATATAGGTATGTTAGTTGACCCTGATCCAGAACTTCCAAATTTGCCAATTTATCTATGGAAAGCTATTAATGAAATTTATGGCGATGATTTAAAAAAAATTTTTGACGAATTTATGAGTAAAGGAGGTTATCCAAAATGGATAGATTAACAGACCTTACTTCCGTTATCAAAACTTTAAAGGCGGGTTTATTAAAGAAAAATCCCGCAAATCCAGAATTAAAAATGTGGACGCTTTCTGATCTT